GCACTGTTACATCAGTAACAACATCTGGTCCTTCTATTTTTTCTTTAGAAGTTTCACCTGTCTTTGTATTTCTATAAATTGTTATAGTTGTACAATCGATCTTATATATATTATCCGTTTTCATTCTCTCTGTTTATAAGCGCATAACTAACTACTACTTCAAGTTTGTCAGCTGTTTCTGCTTGAACTTTTATAGCATCTCCTGCTTCTAAATTCAACCCCTGTTCCGCAGCATTAACTGTACTTGAAGCGGGTATATCCTTTCTAAAAAATTCTACATTTGTACTAGCAGATGAATCTTTTACATCGCAATTAACTAATACAGCTCCTGTACTATTGTTAGATACATATACAGATTTTATAATAGCTACAGCTGATGTTGCTATAGTCAAAACAGTTGTCATAGCTGTGCCGTCTAATATTTTAGATGCATTTTTATATTGTATGCTCATGATAAAAAGTAATTAAAAGTATCTAATTCGTTTTTTAAATCTTCTTGAAAAGAAAAATTAAGTTGTTGTTTCATTGTATTTAAAGACTCCATAATTTGTCTTTGATTATCTACATCGTATTCTTCTTTTGGTTCAGGTATGTAATTAGTTATTTTAGCCATTATCCTTGTAGTATTTCGTTTAATAATTCTTTTTGTCTGTTTTCACTTTCATTTTTATTGTCAATAAAATTATCTATACCTGTATCTTCTGTATTAAGAAGTTGTTTTAAAAGTTCTTCGTTTGTATTTGTAGAAGCGTCTGCAAATAATACAGGGATAGGTTTAAATTCGTTGTTGTCCTCTTCTTTTTCATCTACAAACTCATTATATATATCAAGATTGTTTGGGTTAGTGCTAGGTGAAAATAAACCTAAATTATTAAATTGGCTCATGTTATATGTTGGTTCATTATATTTTTTACCTAAACCAAATTTTTGTCCAAGACCTCTAATTATGTTTCCTAAAAATCCACCACCTGTAAAAAAGTCCATGATGCCACCACCTCTTGTATTTTTCATAGCTTGCCCTGCAAATAAATTATTATTTGCAAAAGATCTAGCTCTTGCTAACTCTGCTGGTGATACTCTATTTCTACTGTCAAAAAAACCTGGATTAACTCTTTGGCCACCACCTGCTGCAATAAATGCATCTCTATAACCGTCTAAACCTTTATCTCTAACTCCTGGTGGTAAGTTTGCACTTCCAGGACCTTCAGCTCTTGTGTTAGCTGTAGTTCTACCTGCCTCTGCATCACTTGTTGCAGCACCAGACATACCTGTATCTTTACTTGGATCTGGACCATCAAATGATCCGTATCCATCTAAACTCATAATACCTGATGGTCCTCTGTTAACATCACCATTTAATGAACCATGTAAGTCTTCTTTAACAAGTAAATCTTTTTCTGCTTTTGTAATGTATGCTAATTCTGTTTCAGGGCTATCTGGACTAGACTTCCATTTTACAGGGGCCTTAACCTCTTTTTGTTTACCAAGATAGTTTTTTGCACCACCTTGTATTTCATAGTTTATTTTTTTATCTACTGACATTATCTTCGTCCATCTGGTTGTGCATCTAATCTAAGTGTGCCATATCTCCATGACTCACCTACTGCAGTATTTTCTATTTGAACAGAGACTAATCTACCTCTTGCTCTTGTATCTACCTTATCAGTAGTAGATGTTATTGTAAAGGGTCCAAGTGGTGAGCTAACTGCTACATCATCTGGATAGCTACTTACAAATAAAGTTACTTGAGCATTACCTGTCTGATATTTAAAATCAGGTATAAATCGTTTAACTGACATAAAAAATTCTCCATCACCTCTGTAATCAGCAACCCCTGTTGCCTGACCCAAGGCGCTTCGTCTAGAGGTAATATCCCAATCTCCAGATCTAATAAACGCATCTATAGAAGTTGTGCCTGTGCTATTAACTTGATCGGTTCCTACTTCATGAGCATAATAAATACTAGCTCCATATAAATTTGTAATACCTAATATCTCTGGAAATACAGGTGTGTCGGTTTTATCATATTCTGTTGCGTAAGGAGCATTAAATACCCCTTGATCTTGATATGTAGTTCTAGCTAATGATGAAGTAGTCCAAACATTTTCTGAGTAATTATAAGTCACACATCTATCAACTTGAGTAGATCCATCTTTTGGATAAAACCAATTTATTTCTGTGTATAAAGTATTAGGTGAAGAATAAATAACATCTCTTGAATTTAAATTAAGTCCTAAGTTATCTCCATCTGTGCTAAATACAAAATCTTCTACAAGTGATGGTAATGATTTAACTGTACCATCATAAACAAAAAAACCACCTTCAGCTGACATCCACCAGACAGCACCGTTTGCATAAGACATAGCGTGTTGACCAATACATCCACAGTTAGTACCAACTTGTCTAACAGAAAAAGTAAAAGGAGGACCTACAAATTGAATTACATAAGCTGCAACATCTGTTGATACAAAGATATAATCTTTACCTTGGATGGCTGCTCTAATTTCATTTCCACTGTCTAATCTAAAAGTCCCTGCAGTATTAGTTGCTGTAGGTGCATATACATTTAAATCTTCTTGATTTGAAAATCTTACAAACATAGGGTCTTGTGTGGTAGGATCACCAATAGTTGTCTCTGTGCCCATGTGAAATAAATGTCTGTCTCTATCTGATACGATAGATATTCTAGTAGCTGTAGGGTTTGCAGTAGTTGGAAAGTTTGCTGTTGATTGTGAAGCTCTTATACCTCTAGCACCTGATGCTCCAGCATTCCAAGTAAAAGTTTTACCATTAAATATAGTTGCAACCAATACTTCACCAAAGTTATCTAGGCTCCAGTTGCCTGGATCCAGAATCACCTCACTAGTTGCACTTTCAGTTCCCCATGTGCTAGATCCCCATAAATCCGTACCCCAACCATAACCTACAGTTTGAAAAGTAGGACCTACTTCAACATAAGGATTAACAGTTGCAGCACCCGCTGCAGTCATACCTGAACCTCCTTCATTCCTAGAAGCTTGTATTGTAAACTTGTCTACGTCAGGAACAGTTAATATTTCATAAACTTTTTCTAATTCAGCTGCTGTAAAATCAGATGCACCTGTAACCGTTACACTAGATAGTGTTACATATCTTCCTTTAGCTAAACCATGAGATCCTTTATTTATAGTTATAGTATTTGAACCATTAACAGTTGTTATAGTGCATCCAGTAATAGCTGTATCTAATGGTGTAATATCAAAAAAATCATTACCATAATATAAAAACAAACCTTGAGACGTTCCAATGGCTGTGTATTTTTCACCTGCAAAAGAAGTAAAAGCGTGTTGTCTTCTAGCTGCCCCTGGTAAAGTTAGTGATGCAGCTGTAAGTTGACTCCAACCTCCTATCTTCTCAGGTAGTCCATATCTAAATCTAACAAAATCACCATCTGTCCATTGCCCTTCAGCACCAGATTCTGTGTCTTGTTTGTTAAAACCAGGCTTGAAATTTAATTTTTGTAGCATATAATAGCTTATATATCAGTTTTATAAAGAATGAAAGTATCATAAATTATGTCTTATGACCACAAAATATCAGATTTAAAGTACAGAATTAATGAATTAGTTCCTAAAAATGTTTGTAAATATTTCATAGATTTTTATGAAAACAATTCTAAACATGCTTTAGATGAATATAGTTATAAATATAAAACTAATAAAATAGAAGACGATAATTTTAAATGTATTAACTTAACTACTAATTCTTTAGAAAATAAAATTTTTATAGAACCTCTAGAATTAGCTAAAAAATATATAAACATAATGATAACTAATTATGTTTTACATATTCAAAATAATATATGTCCTATATTTAACTCACTTCATCTTCGTGACTCTTTTAATATTCGTATTTTAAAATATGAAAAAGGACAATGTATAAAAGATCACACTGATATGGGTCTTAATACTGTAAGAGCATCTTGTACTTTAAATCTAAATGAAGATTATGAAGGTGGTGAATTTAGGTTTTTTGATGGTCAAATTAAAGATTCTTTTAAAACAGGTGATGCAATGATATTTCCTGCAGAACCTATTTGGATTCATGGAACAGAACCTATTACTAAAGGCACTCGTTATGCTATTAATTGTTTTTTGCGTACAGGAGGAATATAGTGAAATTAGTATATCAAATACCTAATCAACTTTATTATATTCAAAAGTTTTTAGATTATTCTACTTATAAAGGTATTCATGATGCCATATTTAAAGAACGTAAAAGTATTAATTTGCATACATCTAAAGGTCTATGGGCAGAAGAATTAATAAATAATATAATTCCTCCAAAAAGAGTAGGCGTACAAAATTATCCGCCATTTGAAAAATTAAAAACTCTAACTCATCATAATCAATTTTATCAATTGAAAGATTTTAAAAGCATTACTAGTAATATTCATTATATGGAAAAAGGAGCAGGTATTAATTGGCATAATGATGGCAAGTGGACATATGGAGCAACATATTATATTAATAACAGATGGAATACTCAGTTTGGTGGAGAGTTAATGTTTAAGACAGAAAACAATCATGGTTATATACCCGTAGTAGGTAATTCTTTAGTAATAATAAAAGCTCCGCTTGAACATAAAGTTAATCCTGTGTTAAGTCCAATTATACCAAGAGTATCAATACAAATGTTTATAAAATAAAGAAAGGTTAAATAAATGAATTTTAGATTATTTGATATTATTGAAACTGAAAAATTTCAATTTGTTAGAATTCACAAAAATGGAAACATAAGTATTGAAAAATGTATTAAAGATAATTTTAAAAAAGAAGATATATATTACACCAATCATCTTTCAAAAAAAGTTAGATTTTGTATTATAAGAGATCCTTATGAAAGATTTTTGTCAGGTTTAAAATGGGATCTGTGGTTGAATAAAGTTGATATTAAAGATGTAGATATTAAAACATTATTTACTGCTAATGAACATCATTTAAGAAATAGTTGGATTGGACATATTAAACACAGCACTTCACAAATTCCATATTTATTTAATCTTCAATGCAGTCATTATATAGATATATCTGATTTAGATTTATTTTTAAAAATGCATTTTAAAAAAAGTGAACATGAAAATAAATCTCCTCTTGATGGTCCTAAAAACATTGAAAAATATATTGATAAAAATGAAATTATGAAATATTTACATTTAGATTATTATGTATATGATAGGATTAAAAAATCTCCATTTTTATGGGAGTGGCAACACGGAAAGATATTTTAAATGATAGAAAGAACGGTAAATATAACTAACTTTATAGGAGTTTATGATAATTATATTACTCCACAAGAATGTCAAAAAGCTATTAATTTGTATGATGATCAGGATAAGTTTAATAATACAGTTAATAGAATAGGCACAGAAAAATCTTCTATTTTAGATAAACAAGATCAACAATTTTTTGCAGCACCTAATAATGTTGATGTTTGGTGGGAAATTTTAAAACCTATGATAGTAAATTTTGATTTAGCTTGGAAACATTATGAAACAAATTTAGGAGCTGCTCAAGCTTATGGAATCTCGGAGTTTAAATACACAAATTTAAAAATTCAAAAAACTTTACCTACAGAAGGATATCATATTTGGCATATTGAACACAACAAAGGGTTTGATAATGAACCTAGAGCTTTTGTTTTTTCAATATATTTAAACGACGTAGAGGAAGGTGGAGAAACAGAGTTTTTACATTTTTCAAAAAGAGTAAAGCCTAAAACAGGAAGAATAGTTATATGGCCTGCAGGTTTTCCATACGTTCATAGAGGAAATCCACCCTTATCGGGTGAAAAATATATTTTAACGTCTTGGATGATGTTAAGGTGATTAAAATAATTGATAAGTTTTTTGATAATAAAATTTTAAAAAATATTCAAGATCATATAAGCACTAAAATATATTTTACTCCTAGGTATTTTAAAGAAAAAGAAAGAACCATAGAAAATTATTATGGAAGTAGATTTAAATTATCTGAAGATAAAGTTTTATTAGATACTTTTGTTAAAGAAACAGAAAGTAAATTTAAAATTAAAATAAAAAAAATTGGATCAGACTCAGGTATTGATCTAAGAAATACAGATAGATTTAGACCTCACACAGATCCAGCTAAAGTTAATATCTTAATTATGTTAAAAGGTCCAAAAGCAGTTACAAATGGAACTGTATTTTACACAGAGAAAGAATTAGATATACATATAGGCTTTATGGAAAACAGAGCTATAATGTTTCCTTCTAATAAATTTCATTCCGCTCACGCGACTAATATTCCTAATTTAAAAAGATATACAGCTACTTTATTTTTAGAAGATTATGAAGAATAAGATGTAGGTCTTGCACCTAATCTAGCAATTTTATCGTCTGCAGTTTCATCTTCAATATTATCATTATCCCAATCAGATTGTAATTGAGCTAAGTGAGCTGAATCCCATCTACTAGTAAAGTCTGTAAAATCACCTAAGTCTGCATCTTCCCAGTTAGAATGAGGAGTATCATCTCTATATTCTACAGTGTCACTTGGATTAGCTGTTCCATATTGAATAGCCCAGATGTTTGAAAACTTACCTTGTGCCCAAAAAGAATCATCTGAGATAACATATCCAACACCTTCAGAAGCACCTTCAGCATGATTTTTAATTACTTTTTTGTCTTCA